ACCGGCTCGCGAGGGGGTTCATGCCTTGCCGCGGCTCACCTTCGTGAGCTGGACACGCGCGATGCCGCCCACCGAGAAGACGGCGAGCGCGTTGTCCTTCTGGCTGCCCCGCACCATGAGGGTGCAGAGCGGCCGGTTCAGGTCGGCGGGGAGCAGGGACGCGAGGAACTGCGTCGACGGCGCGGCCGCCGCCGCGGTCGTGTCGCCCTTCTCGCCCTGCCGCACCCAGACCGACGTGCCGCCACCGAAGTCGAGCACCCGGAGGATGTAGCGCCCCGGCTCGAGCTTCTCGTCGGTGAGCAGCGTGCTCGCGCCGGCGGCACACGACTTCTCGATCGTGCGCCCCAGCGTCTCCGCGTAGAAGTACCGGAGGTCGTCGGCTTCGGCGGCCATGGGTCAGCCCTCCGCCGCCGGCGCCTTCGGGTCGCCCTCGGGCTCCTCGTCCTCGAGCAGCTCGGCCGTGAGGCGCTCCTTCATCTCGGAGAGCTTCATGTCCTCGGTGAGCCCGGCGATGGAGTGCAGCTCGGCGAACGCCATGGCGTCCGCCTTCGACCGCAGTCCCTCGATCTCGGCCGCGACGAGGTCGCCCTCGCTGGGCTCCGCCTTCGCGGGCTCCTTCACGGCGGGCGGGGGCGGGGGCTCCTTCGCCACCGGCTTCGTCGGCGCCGAGAGCCGGGGCGCCGCGGGCGCCGGCGGCTTGAGGGCCGGCTTCGCCGCGGCCGGCGGCGCCGGGCTCGGCGGCGAGCTGGGGGCGGGGTCGTCGCCGTCGAGCTTCGCCGGCGCGCGGAGCGGCCGCCAGCCCGGCGTCGAGAGGAGGAAGGTGCCGTCGCGCTCCGAAACCTCGAAGCGGCCCTCGGAGTCGCCCTGAACCACGCGGCGGTTGCCGTCGTCGTCCGTGGCGTAGCGGAGGGTGAGCTTCTCACCCGCGAGCTTGGGGTTCTGGATCTGCATCGTCTCGGTTCTCCTTCTGGCTCGGATAGCAGGATGGGCGAGCGAGCCACTCGCCCGCTCGCCCATCCTACCAGCTCACGAGGCTATCACAGCCGGTCAGGGCTGGGGCAGGCTCCCGCTGGCGCGGCCGATGTTCTTCACGACGACGTTCTTCGTCGGCGTGTACATCTTGATCGCGCCGTAGATGACCTGCGCCCAGCGGATCGACGTGTCGATCGCCGCGAGGGGGATGCGGGTCATCGGGAGGAGCTGCGACCACGAGAACGACCGGGTGTTCTGCATGAGCACGAAGCCCTTGCTGGTCCCCGGCAGGTCCGCGTTCAGGTCGGTGATGACCTGCGTCGCGCCCGTGCGGGCCACGCGCGCCATGAGGCGAGCGGTGCCGACCGCCGCGCCGGCCGCGGTCCGGTACACCTCGTAGTACGTGGTGTCCTGGCCGCCGTCGGCGACGGTGAACGTCACGCCGTCGCCCGCGACGACCGCGACGCTCGCGCTGTTGACGGGCACCGAGAGCCCGTACTTGTTGCCCGCCACGACGCGGTAGATGTAGGTGCCCGCGTCGGCCGCGCCGAACTGCGAGGCCGGGTTCGCGCCGGCCGCGGGGGCCACGGTGATCGTCGGCGCGAGGGGCCGGCGATCCGCACGGCCGAGACCCGCCGCCTTCGCGAGCTGGCCCGGCGTGATGAACACGTGGTCGTGGAGGTTGATCTTGCCGTGCTGGCCCTGGAAGGCCGTCACGGTCGCGCCCAGCGTGCCGGGAGCCGGCGCGTAGGCGAACCGCTGGCGGTCGTAGACCTGCTTCGCGAGGTCCGCGAACGGCCCGGTCCCGAAGTAGCCGTCGGTGGCCTGGCCGAAGTTGTCGCGGATCGTGAGGAGCATGTCGTTGAGCAGCTCCTCCGTGAGCGGCCCGCCGCGGAGGTCGATCACGTTGTCCGGCGCGCCGTCCTCGACGAGCGTGTAGATGCCGTCCCACTGCTCGGGGATGAGGCTCGAGTCGCCGAAGAAGAGCGCGTTCTCGAGGTTCCGCAGCAGCTCCATCGTCTTGTTCATCGTCTCGAGGGCGATGACGTTGCCGTGGGCCGCGCGGATCGTGTTGGCGACGTGCGTGACGCGGCCGACGACCCCGAGGAACTTGATGAGCACGGTGACGCGCTCGTAGGTGCTGTCCTGCTCCTCGGGCAGTCCGCCCTCGGAGAAGAAGCCCTGGTTGAAGGAGCGCGCGCCGCCCTCGCCGTAGCTGAGCAGCCGGTTGAACTCCTCGACGGTGTTGCTGGCCGGGACCTTCGGGATGCTCTTGAAGAGCTTGATCTCGTCCATCTCGTACGTGAGGTTCTTGAGGGTGGCCTCGAGACTCTCCGTACGCAGCGGGAAGCCGACGCCCGCCCCGGTGCCGGGGTTGTTGACGTCGTCGCCCGCGCTGAGCGCCTTGTGCAGATCCGCGATCTCGCCGGGGGCCTGGACGTTGCCGTACCCCGAGTAGTCCCGGTAGTCCTGCATCGAAACGAATGCTCCGAGCATGGTGGTTTCTCTCCTTCTTGGGTTCTTTCCGTTCCGTCAGGGACCGGGTCAGCGGTAGTTGAGGGCGGTCTGCGCCTCGTGGGGGTGGGTGGCGAGGAAGCGGTGCACCGCCTCGAACGCGTGGCGCGGGAGGCCGCCGCCGCCCTCGTAGATCGCGGCGATCTCGAAGGTGGGCTGGCCGCCGATCTCGCGGTAGCGCGGATCGGTCTGGCTCTTCTCGAGGTTCATGTAGCTGAGCACCGAGAGCACCTGGCCCTTGGTGAGCTGCTCCGGCATCCCCGAGGGGCCGCCGACCTCGCGCGGGAGCGCCTTCGCGAGCGGACGCGCGCCCGTGAGCTGCGTGTGGCCCTTGCCCGTCTGCGGCTGGCGCTCGACGAGGCCGAGGCGCTGGTCGAGGCGGCTCGCGTGCATCGCGATGCCCTTCACGAGCTGCCCGACGCCGAAGAGGGCCGCCGCCATCTTGCGGTTGACCTCGGCGGTCTGCGCACGGTCGGCTGCGATGGACTTCTGGAGGTCGTCCATCAGCTCGGCCTGAGCCGTGACGAAGTCGGCGAGGAGCGGGCTCACGTCCATCGCGTCGGCGATGGTCGTCTCGCCGCGGCCGTTGCTGTAGGCGCGGAGCGCGTCGAGGCTCTTGCCCATCTTGCCCTTGCCGCCCGTGGGCTTCACGCGCGGGTTCGTCGCGACGCCGCCCGAGCTGTCGGCCGGCTTGCCGAACTTGCCGGCCATGCCGAACGGCTGCTCGCCGTCGCCGTCGCCGTCGCCCTCGTCGCCGTCGCCCTCGTCGTCGTCGCTGGCCTTGCCGCGCATGAACGCGGAGATCGAGCCGGCGTCGAAGCCGGCGTCGATGAGCGTCTGCGTCATCTTGCCGACCATCATCGAGTCGAGCGACCCGACGTCGCCGGTCTCGGGGTAGCCGCCGTTGGTCGAGCCGCGCTCGTCCGTGTGGCCCCCGTTCTCGACGGCCACGCCGCCGAGCGCCTTGGTGAGATCGGTCGCGTCCGCGGCCTTCACCAGCTCCCGAAGGCTCGCGTCGATCCCGTCGAGCGTGACCTCGGCCTCCTGCTGTCCCTGGTTCTTCATGGTGCGTGTCTCCTCGGTCACGCCGGCACCGATGCCGGGTGGTGCTTTATCGCGTACTCGACGATTCGAGTCGCCATCGCCTTCGAGAGCTGCGAGTGCCGGTTCAGGAGGAAGAGGATCGCCTCGCTCTTCTTCATGGCCTTCTTGCGGCGCTTCTTCCGCAGATCGTCTTCCGGGCTCGGCCGCGCCGGCGGCGCGCCCTCGAGCGCCTGCACGCGCATCGGCGCGCCGTCGCCGGGGGTGCCGCCCGCAGGCGGCATCGAGTGGCCCACGGACAGGCTCTTCGCCAGCGTCGTCAACGACGTCTTGTCGTTGACCGGGCAGCGCGTGATCGCGACCTCGCGCACGACCGCCTTCTTGACCATCCGGGGGTCGGCGGGATCGCGCTCGAGGATCGAGCCCTCGACTGAGAAGCCCAGCCGGCGCGGCGCGCCGCTCCGCTCGAGCGCGGTCGCGAGGCTCCAGATTTCGTCGGCCGCCGAGTGCCCCTTGAGCAGATAGCCCTCGACGTACCAGCCCTTGCGACCGTCCGGGAGCGTCCGCAGCTCGGCGCGCTCGGGATAGCCGACAGCCTTCCCGGTCTCCTTGAGGTGGTTGTCGTTGAAGTAGCCGCCCTTGAGGAAGGGGGTGAAGTCGAGCCCTTCCTGGACCAACACCTCGTGCTGCTTGTCGAGGTGATCGGTCGAGACGATGCCCGCGATCCGACGTTCCTTGCCGGGCTCCGCGGACGCCTTCTCGAACGTCTCGAACTCGAACTCGAAGTGGAAGGGGGTGCCGTGCATCGTGGAGGTCCAAACGCGAAGAG